TAAGTTCCCCAAAAAAAAGTGATCGAAATCGAAAACTGCAACATAGAACCCGCGTGGGCTCGCGTGGACTTCGTAAAGCCATGCGTCATCATCTTGCATGGCCAGCGTATCAGCCAGCGCTTGGGCGGCCGCTTTGGTGGTGTAGTAGGTCATATAGTGCAGCATCCGCAGCATGGATAGTCTTCGCAGCGCCCGCGTGGGTTTCGATAAAAAGTAGTCGGGCCGGTTTCACCAAAAAAGGTTATCTCGCCCGGTTCGCCGGTGATCCATGCGCGCCGGGTGGTCGTGCAATATTGAATTTCATCGCCCGGGTATATCGGCGCGCCCGTGCGCGCGTCTTTGCCCTTAAATTTTGCTTTCATGGTCTTAATCATGGCTGCCCCTTATCGAACCAAGTGAACATATCGCACGTTTCGCAATACGCGCGCCATTGGCCATACTTTGGCGCGTGGGCGCTCATGCCATGCGCGCCGGTCAATGTATGCGCGCCGGTCAATAGCGCATTACAGTTGAAACAAGGCACCGGCTGGCCAGCCGGGATTGTGGGAAATGATTGATTCATAGAATACCCTTTTCGTTTAGTTGATAGCGTGCACCAATGCGCGCCCCAATGCGGCCAGTGACGGCCGCATAAGGTCACACACTAGCGATTGAGATAACCCGGCGCGCGTGCCCGGCCGCATGGTCCGCGATCACAATATCACGCGCGACAATTGACGTGCCTGAGCATAATGGGCATTTGGCGCACGTGGACCGGCGGCCGGCTTCTTTGCTGGCCGGACATGGGGCTTCGCCCGCTTGCACGTCAACGCCCACGCTAACCCTAAAAACGCGCATGCCAAGCAAATTAGCCTTGGCCGCTTGATCGATATTGTCCGCGCTGGCCATAACCAATGGCGCCCATGCGGCCACATCAAAATCGGCGCGGTCCCATTGGTGAGAGTAACCGCGCCGGCCGGCCGCGTATCGGGTTATTTGGGCCCACATGCGGACCGGGGCCGCGAACGGGTCTCCATACGTGCCGATCCGGACAATCTTACCGGCCAGCGCGCGGGCGATTGTGGCCGGGTCCGCTTTGACGTATCGCCCGCGCTTATATGCGTGGAAAACCGATTGGACCGATTTCCCGACCTGCACGTAGCATGGCGGTTCGTCACTTTGGCCGGTTTTAATGAGATATGGCCGGTGGCCACAATCGCCGCATATGGACTCATCTTCGCCCGATTGAAGCGCGGCCATGGGCGCGATATCGGACCTAATGATAAAAGTTTGCACAATCGCGCCGGTTTTATCGTTCTTCGAATCGGTGTGGATTTTGTTGACAATGACGACAATGGGCGCGCCATCGATCAATGATGGACCTTCATAAGCGATATAACCTAAAATTTTGGACATGGTAAACCTTTACTGTATTTGATTGAATGAGCGGCCAGCGCGTGGCTGGCCGGGTTGAAATTAGGCGCGGCCGATAATGAATTCAGGGTTTGAGACAACTTTAAAAGCCATGGCCACACCTAAGATGGCATCTTGCTGGCTTGTTTTGCGCGCGCTGCGATACATGGCGGACAAACCGCGCGCCATGTAATCATCGCCAAGCGCGGCGCTGTAACTGATGATTTTGGCCAGCTCATTTTGCTGGCTTTTATTCAAAGGTGTGGGCAAATTAGACATGATGAAAACCTCTCGTTTAGTTGACTGTATGCCGGTGCGATTTTGCACCGGTGATGTAATGTAAGACAATGCCGAGCGCTTGTCAACCCATGCAAATATTGACCCGCAATTGTGTGGGGTTATTGTGGGTGCAAACGTGGGCGCAATTGTGAGCGGGCGCCGGTGTGGATTTTGCCCACATGGCTTAAGAGTGAAAACTGACGATTGTGGACAATGTGGGCAAAGATTTATAAGACCTTGATCATTACTTTAAAATTGTAAGGTAGCAGTAAGTAATGGTGGCTTTGCGCCAGCCCCCCACGTTTGGGAGCGAAAAAAAAATCGTGGGTACAACGCCCACATTGTCCACAAATGCCCGCGCATGGTTATGGCCACATGGCCACCAGGCCACCAGCCAGCGAGCGAGCGGGTTGTGTGGACACCGCCCACATGACCCCCCACTAAAGTACTACAAACTGCAGGCTGGTGGCCGCGTGCCCGGTGGCCGGTTGCTTTCGGCTTGGAGGGGGGTGGGTAGGGCCGGCGGCCAAGGGCCACGGCAGCGGAGGGGCCACAAACAAAATTTTTTATAGCCCACATTGCCCACACGACCCACAAATTTTTAATTTTATTTTTGGTATATTCGGCACATGTTTGAAAGCCTACCTTTTGCACCGCGCAAGGTCGAAGCGACTGAGGCGCGTTTGCACCGCATTTACGAAGCCGCCAAGCTGGGGCTAAAAGGTGACTCGTTGGCGTTGGCGTCTGGCATGCTGCCATCCGAGTACCGGCAATTGGTGCAGCTTGACCCCATTGCGGAGATGGCCGCGCAAAAAGGCAAGGCAGACGCTGAGATGGAAATGTCCCAGTGCTTGCACAAGGCAGCGCGGGAGGGCGACTCCAAAGCGGCGTTGGCCATACTCCAGAACGTCCATGGCTGGGTGGCCAAGCAATCTATCACTATTGATGTCGATCAGCGCATCTCAGTTACCCAGGCGCTGCGCGACGCTGAGTCCCGCGTCATCGACGTCATTGCCCACGCGCCCAGCCCCAAACTAGACCTAACACATGCAGAGCACCAAGTACAGCGCTGAAGACGAACAAGAATTGATGGCCCGGCTGTGGAGCCCGGCGATCAAGGACAACCCGCTGGCGTTTGTGATGTTTGCTTTTCCCTGGGGCGTCAAGGGCACGCCGCTGGAACACTTCACTGGCCCGCGCAAATGGCAGCGCGAGGTGCTGCTAGACATTGCCGAGCACATCAAACTGAACCAAGGCAAGACTGACTTTGATGTCTTGCAAGAAGCTATATCGTCTGGCCGGGGTATTGGCAAGTCGGCGCTGGTCTCATGGATCACGATCTGGATGTTGGCCACGCGCATCGGGTCGACGACCATCATATCGGCCAACTCCGAGTCACAGCTACGGTCAATCACCTGGGCCGAGATCACCAAATGGCTGGCCATGGCCATCAACTCGCACTGGTTTGAAGTCAGCGCCACCAGAGTGATGCCGGCCAAGTGGCTGACTGAGTTGGTTGAGCGGGATTTGAAGAAAGGCACCCGCTACTGGGGCGTGGAGGGACGCTTGTGGTCAGCCGAGAATCCTGACGCCTACGCCGGCGTGCACAACTTTGACGGTGTGCTGGTGGTTTTTGACGAAGCGTCTGGTATTGACGACTCCATCTGGGCGGTGACCGGCGGTTTCTTTACAGAAAACACGCCAAACCGCTTCTGGTTGGCTTTCAGCAACCCACGGCGCAACACCGGGTACTTTTACGAAGCGTTTAACTCCAAACGGGCGTTTTGGCGTACCAGAATCGTGGACGCTAGGACGGTCGAAGGCACCGACAAGGCGGTTTACAACCGAATTATTGACGAATATGGGCCTGACTCATCTCAGGCGCACGTCGAGGTCTACGGCATGTTCCCCAGTGCGGGGGATGACCAGTTTATTGGCGCCGACATTGTGGACGACGCCATGGCCCGGCCCAAATATAAGGACGCCAGCGCCCCAATCGTGATCGGCGTAGACCCGGCGCGGTTTGGTGCGGACGCAACAGTGATTGCGGTGCGCCAAGGGCGCGATATTGTCAAGATCATGCGCCACCGAGGCGACGACACCATGACGGTGGTGGGGTATGTGATCGAAGCGATTGAGGAATTTAAGCCGGCGCTGGTTGTGATCGACGAAGGCGGGCTGGGCGCGGGTATTGTCGATCGATTAAAAGAGCAACGGTACAAGGTAAAGGGCATAAACTTTGGAAATAAAGCCAAAAATCCGGTCATGTACGGCAATATGCGCGCGCAGATGTGGGGAGATATGCGAGAATGGCTGAAATCTGCTAGTATCCCTAGCGACAGGTTCTTGAAGACGGACTTAATTTCGCCTATGATGAAGCCTGATTCACGGGGAACAATCTTCTTGGAAAGCAAAAAAGAAATGAAAGCTCGCGGTCTTGCCTCACCCGACGCTGCTGACGCTATTTGCGTCACATTTGCCTTTCCAGTGGCACATCGTGAATATGTTGAGCCCAAGCGCACCGCTAGAAGCTACGGTAGCGCAGTGTCAACTGGATGGATGGG